AATGCAGTATTTGGGATTGAGTATGGAGAAGTTAATAATGAGCATGAACCACTATATGAAATAGAAAATTCAGATAGGTCTTTTGAAGAGGAAGTCCTCTTTACAGGATTTGGTACTGCTCCAACTAAAAATGAAGGAGCTGCTGTTGTTTATGATGACGCAGGTGAGAGTTATACATCTCGATATACAAACGAGACTATAGCTTTAGCATTTGCGATTACTGAAGAAGCAATGGAAGATAACCTTTATGATACTTTTGCAAAGTTAAGAGCAAAAGGATTAGCAAGAGCTATGGCTAATACTAAGCAAGTAAAGGCTGCAGAATTATACAACCAAGGTTTTGCTACAGCACAAGGAGATGGAGTAAGTTTATTTAATACTGCACATCCAACTGTTGGAGATGGCAACCAGAGTAATACAAGTACAGCAGCAGCGATTGCTGAAGGTACTTTAGAATCTGCTGTCATAGCAATACAAAAGTTTAAAGATGACAGAGGTATCTTAATTGGTTCTTCTGCTGTATCTATACACGTACCAGTAGACTTAATGTTTACTACTGATGTATTATTAAATACACCAGGTATTGTGGGTAGTGCAGACAATGACTTAAACTCTGTAAAGAACTTAGGAGTTTTCCCAAGTGGATACTTTACTAATAGAAGATTTACAGATGCTAATGCATGGTTTATAAAAACTGATGTTCCTAATGGTTCAAAGATGTTCAACAGAACACCTTTACAAACCAAGATGGAGCCTGATTTTGATACTGGCAACTTACGATTCAAGGCAAGAGAAAGATATTCTTTTGGTGTGTCTGATTGGAGAAGTTGGTTTGGTAATCAAGGTGCTTAACCATTAATAACTAGGGAGGGTATTAACGTACCCTTCCTAATAATAAGGATTAAATATGGCTAATAATATAACATCAAAGTTTTTTACTGGAGCAACTAGAGGAGTTATTGTAACCACATCAGATGTTACTAGAGTTGTTGCTATACATGCAACTGCAGTTAGTGCTACAGGTGTTTTTAGTTTATCTGAAGGTGGAGTAGATAAAATAAAATTTACAGTTCCTGCAAGTAGCATGGCAGATATTTATATAGGTGACCAAGGAGTTAAATTTAGTGGTGACGTAAGTGTATCATTACCTTCTGATGGAAGCTCATGTACATTATTTGTAGGATAGCATAGTGCCAAGTTATTCATTTCTTAAAACTGATATAATAAATACAATAGAAAATGATTCAACAGAGTTTGAGAATCAAATACCTTTTCTAATAGAAAAAGCTGAAGGTAGATTAATTAAAGAACTGGATGACCCAGGTCTAGATAATTATTCTACTTTTTCATTTACAGCTTCTGACCCAGTAGTTAGTTTACCTGCTGATGCGTTAGTAGTACGTAATGTAAACTATACAACAAGTGTTTCAACAGCAGCAATTCCTGCTAATTCAAAAGTAAATTTATTACAAAGAACCTATGAGTATGCAATAGATTATTTTCCTTATGCTAGTGCATCAACAGGAACACCTAGATATTATTCAAGAAAAACAAATACACAAATTTATATTGTACCAACACCTGCATCTGCAGTATCAGGTGAAATACAATACACACGTAGACCTTTAGCATTAGCTAGTGCTACAGGTACAAGTGCAACAACTTCTAATTACTTTAGTGAGTTTTGTTACAATGCATTATTTTCTGCTTGTATGGTAGAAGCAAATTATTTTATAAAAGATTTTCAAACACTAGCAAACTGGGAAGGTCAATATAAAAATTCTATAGATGGTTTACGTAATCAAGCTAGAAGAATGAGACAAGATGATATGGAAGTTGCAGCTAGTCCTGCAGGTGGTCCTAACCCAGTTTTAAAAGGAGCTGATTAATGGCTATTAGTAGAGTTAATGTAGTACAACAAATAACAAAAGTTAATAACAAAAAGAAAAATAAAAAAAAGAAAGGGAGAAAAAAATGCAAATAAAAACATCAACATTAATAGTAGGAGCAAATGCAAGAACTATTAATCAAGCTACTGGAGATACAGTAAGTGCTAAACCTACTGGTCAAGGTTATGGTGCAGCTAGAAAAGGACCTGGAGTAAAAGGACCTATAGAAGCTCAAGTTAAAGAAGAGCCTAGAGAATATAAAACACAAGGAGAAAAATAATGCCATTACCATTAGTAGCTATTGGAGGAATGACAATAGCAAGAACTTTAGCAACAAGATTAGGTCCAAGAGCTATATCAGCTTTACGTAAAATGGATACAACTAAAGCTAAAAATTTAATTAATAAAGCTAAAAATGCAATAAAAAGTAAAGACACTAAAAAACTTGAAAATATTAATCAACAAATAAAAAAAATAGATAAACAAAAAGGACCTAAAAATGTAGAAGCAGGTCCTAGTGCTAATCAACTTAAAAGAATTAAAACAAAAGAAACAAAATTACAAAAAGAAAAAACTGCTATAGCAAAAAGAAAAGAAGCTAGAAAAAAGAAAGTAACATCTACTGTAGACCTTGCATCAAGAGCTTCTCTTCTTCCTTTAATTAAAAGACGTAAAAAAGAAGATAAGCCTATAGATAAGCCTGTAGATAAAAGTAAATCTGAAAGTAAAATAGCACCACCAAGTGTACTTAAAACAAGAACTATAAAAGAAGATGAGACTCTTTCGCAAATAGCTAAGAGTATTCCAGGTGTTACATTAGGTGGTATTAAAAAAGCTAATCCTGGTATTAATTTAAATAAAATAAGTATAGGTCAAAAAATTAATTTACCTGAAGAAAAAGATTTATCTCCAGATAGAAAATCTGTTTATGAAGATATTGATATTTCAAAAATTACTATGAAGAAAAAAAGAGGTGGACCACTACAAACTATACCTGCAGGAAATAAAGGACTACCTAATTTACCAACACCTGTTAGAAATAAAATGGGTTTTAAAAAAAGAGGTGGTAAAGTAATTAAAAAAGCAAGTGGTGGTCTTATAGGTGGTGGAGCTGCACTCAGAGGTTTTGGAGCAATAAGAAAAAGATAATGCCTAAGAAAAAGAAAAAAATAAAAGGTACAGGAATGAAAGGCATGACTATTGGTGGTGGTGATAAAAGACCTACCAAGTCAGGTGCAGGATTAACAGCTAAAGGTGTAGCTAAGTATAGAAGAAATAATCCTGGTAGTAAATTAAAAACTGCTGTAACAGAAAAAAAGCCTACAGGTAAAAGGGCTTCAAGAAGAAAAAGTTATTGTGCTAGGTCTGCAGGACAAATGAAGAAGTTTCCTAAAGCAGCTAAAGACCCTAACTCAAGATTAAGACAAGCTAGAAAAAGATGGAGGTGCTAACTGTCATATTTAATAAGTAATATTCCCCACTTTAAATGTTGGGTACGTAAAGAATTTACACACAATCATTTAAAATATCATGGTGAATTTTTACATGGAATAGCATTTGCAGTTAATACAATACCAGATAGATGTTTATCTTTTCAAGTTATGTTTACTGGTATAGAAGAAGAAGATAATATACATGGTGGTGCAATGTGGGCAAGAATGCCAATCACAGCATTAGTAGCAGATGAAATACTAGATGAAGTACCAGAAAGAATGGATACACATTTAGCACAACCTTGGGATTGCTCATCAAGAACACATACTGTAGTGAAGCTTGATTTATTAACAGCAAGTCCTTGGATGTGTAAGATAGATAACGAATTTTATAAAGGTAAGTATATGTTTACAGTTGACTTTACAGATAGTGATATAAGTGATTGTCCTGCACAACATAAACAAAACCATGTAATACAATTAATTGATGCAGGTAAATGGACAGGTAATATAATAGCATTACCTAATAATAGAGTTAGAGCAACAAGTCCTGCTTTATGGGTAACAGGTGAAGGTGCACCAGACTTTAGACCAAGTCAACATACTCATGCAGCAGAAATACACGATAGTTATACAGACCCAGAAATAACTTTTAATAATTTATACAAGGAGACTAAAAATGGCAGGAGCAAAAACTAAATACATGGCTAAAGGTGGAGCAATGAAAACTAAGTACATGGCTAAAGGTGGAGCTATGAGTACTAAGTATGCTTCTAAAGGTAGTGGTAAAGTTACACTTAGTGGTATGACTGCAAGAAGAAATGCAATGCGAGGAAAGTAATGGCAAAGCTTTGTCCAAAAGGTAAAGCAGCAGCAAAAAGAAAGTTTGATGTATATCCATCAGCTTATGCTAATATGTATGCATCAGCAGTATGTTCTGGTAAAGTAAAACCAGGAGGTAAAAAGAAAAAGAAAACTATTAAGAAAAAAACTGGTGGTGGCTTACGTAAATGGGTTGGGGAAAAATGGGTTGATATAGGAGCACCAAAGAAGAATGGGAAGTATCAACCATGTGGTAGAAAATCTACTACTAAAAGTAAAAGAAAATATCCTAAGTGTGTACCATTAGCAAAAGCACAACGTATGTCAAAGTCACAAAAAACATCAGCAGTAAAAAGAAAGAGAGCAAAAAAACAAGGAGTAGGTGGTAAACCTACAATGGTTAAAACATTTAAGAAAAAATAATTCGTTTGACTCGTAAGGGTTGGAAGTAAGTATTAACTGAAGAAACGCACTAACTTTAATTAGGAGGTGTGTTATGAATAATCAAATATTATTTACATTATTAAAAGAAAAAAAAGAATATAACATGGCAAGAACATTAAAAAAAGTAACTAAACAATTAAAAAAAGCTTCTAAGCTTCATGCAAATCAAGCTAAGATAGTTGCAAACTATGTGAAAAAAAATGAAAAAAAGAAAAGACCCAAAAGTAGGAACAGGAAAAAAGCCTAAAGGTTCTGGTCGTAGATTATATACAGACGAGAATCCTAAAGATACAGTTAGAATTAAATATGCAACTGTAGAAGATGCAAAGAAGACAATAGCTAAAGTTAAAAGAATTAATAAACCATATGCTAGAAAGATACAAATACTAACTGTATTAGAACAAAGAGCTAAAGTACAAAAGAAAAATGAACAAGCAAGATTAGCAAAAGCAGCTAAGCAACAACTAAAGGAAAAGCATAAAAAATATGGCTAGGTCAGGAACATATAATTTTAATCTAGATATAGATGAAGTAATTCAAGAAGCTACTGAAATGATAGGTGGTGAACAAACTTTAGGACATACTCCTCAATCAGCACGTAGGTCTATTAATTTATTATTAAATGATTGGCAAAATAGAGGTGTATTATTATGGTCAACATTTACTACAGCAGTAACAGTAGCAACAAGTGTTACCTCTTATGATTTAGATGATTCAGTAAATGATGCTTTAGTAATAACAGTTAAAGCTAGTATAGCAGCAACAGAAACACAATTAACAAGAATATCTTTTGAAGAGTATAATGTATTACCTAATAAGTCACAAACAGGTAGACCAACACAATATGCTATTAAAAGAAATGTAGATAAACCAACAGTATTTTTATATCCTGTACCTAATTCAAGTACAGAGATATTAACAATAGAAGGAATAAGACAATTACAAGATGTAAATAAATCTGCAGAACAAAATGCAGATATACCAAAAAGATTTTTACCTTGTTTAACATATGGACTTGCACATCAATTAGCACAAAAAAGACCTGGTGTACCTGATGCAAGAATAGCTATGTTAAAATTAAGTTATGAAGAAACATTTAAAAGAGCAATGGAAGAAGATAAGGAAAGAGCAAGTATTTATTTTAAACCTAAACTAGGATATATTTAATGTCTAAGACAGCTAGAAAAGCAAAAGCAATGTGTGATACATGTTCTTTTGTTTATGATAAAAAAGTAATGCGTTTAAATAGTTATGATATGTTAATATGTCCTCAATGTTTTGAAGGTAATTATGATTTAAAAAATCATCCACAAAATAAATCTGCTGATGTAAGAGATGATACAATAGTTCCTAATGCAAGACCTGATGTGTATGGTAGAAACATAACATGGGAAGCAGCTAATATTACATGGAATGATATTCCAGAACCAAATACTAGAACGTGGGGTAAAGTATGAGTGATTTAACAAACAGTTTAATTAATGCGACATATAAAAAATTAATACAAGTTAGTAGTTCTGGTAATGAAGGTATATCAGGTACATTAACAAACGTACAAACAGGAGATGGAACTAACACAGCTTTAAAATTAGCTACAAGTGCTGCTCAAGTAGATGGTACTTTATTTGTAGGACAAACATTTGGAGTATCAGGTGATGCTTCTGTAGCAGGTGGTTTAGCAGTAGCAAATAAAGTATGTGCATCTGCATATTATGGTGATGGTTCTAATCTTACAGGCTTAGTATTTACTGGTGATGTCTCAGTATCTAGTCTTGTTGTTGGTGGTAATGTTACAATAGGTGGTACATTAAATGTAGCAGGTAACACAACTATTACAGGTAATGTAATGGTATCTGGTGGTGAGATACAAGTAAAGAATACAGGTACACAATCTAATATAAAACTATACTGTGAATCTTCTAATGCACATTATGCAGCTTTACAAGCTCCACCACATAGTTCTTTTAGTGGTAACATAACAATAACATTACCAACAAGTGCAGCAACATTAGTTGGTACATCTACTACAGATACATTAACAAATAAAACATTTGGTGATAAGGTAGATTTTAATGATGATGTTTGTATTAGTGGTGATTCAGTTCTTGTAGGTAATGCAACTATAGGTGGTACATTATCTGTAGGTGGTGCTGTTAATATGTTAAGTACAGCAACTGTATCAGGTACAGCAGGTTTCTTAGGAGCTGTTAGAGTTTCAGGTAATACAT